ATAGGCGTTGGTAACTGTTCTATATCTGTTCTTGGTTGGCCAACCGTTGAATCAACACCTGGTATCGGTCTTGGATCAACCATGTCAATTGGTCCTTGAACATCAGCTAAATTAATAGGCCTAGAATCCATAGGTGGTCTTTGTTCAATCGAAGTCATTTCAGGCTGTTTAGGTTGTGGAATTAGACCAGGAGCAAATTTATTAAATATATCTGATCTTTGTCTAGCAAACAATGGTCCAGCGCCTAACCTATCCAAATCTTCTTTAGACTGAATAGAAGCTGGATCAGTATTCATTATGTCCCTAAAGTTTTGATTAATCTCTTCTACTGTGTATACAGGGGTTTTTGTTTGTTCTTTTATAAAAGGATTAAAGTCCCTACCACCAGATATAGGCGCTCTCGGAATGTTTATTGCAGTAGGAGACATTTGGCTTTGCATAGGGATTAAAGAATCATAACGAGGAAATCTTTGCATTGGAGATGGAGTCATCATAAACGGATTAAACCCTCCGCCCATTCCACCGAATCCGCCGAATCCACCGAATCCACCCAATCCTCCGCCATACATTGGCATTCTAGGAAACGGATTGTAAAAAGGCATTCCGCCTGAAAATAAATTGGGTCCAGAACCCAAGCCCAGCATTGAGCTAAACGGGTTTATCTGAGGTCTAACTGGACTATAACCTGACGGCATTCCTTGAAAAGGGTTCCTTGGTGGAGGGGGTCGATAAAAAGGGCTTGGTGTCATATTAACCGCCCATCAGCGAGACAATCCCGCCGTTAGCTAAACCTTGTTTTTCAGGATCCATGTAATCGACTTCTCGACCGCCTGTTAAGGATCTGCCTTCATAAATAAAATCGTACATCGCCATTGCCAGCTCGTCTTCGCTCATTTCATTAAAGTTCGGACCTGCCACCATTACTTTTTCCTCCGGTGTCAGTTCCATAAACATTCCAAGCATGTCAAAACTGTCATCGACCGGTGCCGGTTCTTCAACGGGCATCGGCGCACCTCCGGCGGGGTCTTCGCCGTAATTTGTCATTCCGAATAAATCAAGCGGGCTATACATTGAATCGCCACCCAGTTGAAATCCTCTAACCGTTAAAGGAGCACCTGGTGGGTTAGCACTGGAAAGGGGGTTATATGTCCAACCTCGTCCGCTTATAACCGGCATTGTTGGTTTTTTAGGTCTTCCCGGCATTAGAATCTCCCTGCGAAATTAGTGCCTCGAATCGCTGCACCGCCGCCTTTGGCTTTACCGGCATCGGCACCTGGTTTGGGTGGTCCGCCGTTGGCTACCTTCTTGGGCTGTGCCATTGGCACCGTGCCCTGATCTTTAATCTTCATGGATTTACTTGCGGCGCCTGGATTTTTTGGCATTGCGCCTTTGAACCTTCCTTTTTTCATTGGTCTTCCTCTTTTTTTTAGACTTTCCCGCCTTGCTCAGAGCAATGGCAACTGATTGTTTCTTCTTGTAGCCCTCTTTTCTCAGTTTCCTTATGTTAGCAGAAACTGTTTTCTTAGCGCTACCCTTTTTTAGCGGCACTTTTTTTCTTTACGGCTTTCTTCTTAGGTGCTGCTTTCTTTTTCGGCGCAGCTTTCTTTTTAGCCGCTGCTTTCTTCTTTGGTGCAGCCTTTTTCTCGGCTTTAGGCTCTTCCGCCGCCGCCAATAACTGTTCCTTCCTTTTCGGATCTCCGCGCCAAGCTCTTTCCGCTATATACTCGGCTTTTTTCTCTTCCTGCAACGCCACTTCCTTCTTCATTTGTTTCTTGTGGGCGGCCTGCATTGCCTTCATTACTGAACTCATTCTTTACTCTCCTGTTGTAAATCAGCTTGTTTAAATCGATCTGCCTGATCCAGTCGGTCTTGTGCCGTTTCGTTCTTCATCACGGCAATTTCCTCGGACGAATCAATGCGCTCTCTGGCTAAATCGTCTTGTTGGTTCATTTTCATTATATCCAATTCTTGCTTTTCTCCAAATTCTTGTTGTTTGCGCTGTAAATCACCGGCCTTAATATTAAGTTCTTGACGTCTGAGTTCCACCAACGGATCTTCTTGCGGTGGCGGCGGCGCAAACTGCTCATTAATTTGTTGTGTTAGCTCGGCAATCACTTGTGCCACTTGTGCTTGTTGCTGTTGCATCATTTGCTGTTGCATTTGCTGTTGCTGTTCCGGCGGCATCTGCATTAATTGCTGTTGCATCTGCATCATTTGTGGATCTTGTGCCATTTGTTGTTGTACGATTTCCTCCGCTTTAAGCGCAATATGATCATACACATGCGCTTGAATGGATGCCAGCGCTTGCGGGTTTTGTTGCACAATAGCGGTTTGATACACGCTCATGTGCGAGGCAATATGAGCGTCGTGGTCCTGTCCGGGGAAAGCCTTGGCCGGTTGTCCCATCAATAATCCCGCGTTCTCGTGCGCCGGATCCACCGGCTCCGGTTGCGGGGGTGGCGGCAATAATGCCTCGATGTTCTGCACATTAAGCGCTTGATACATTCGGCGATACGCCTCGTAAATGCCCGCTTGACCATGAATTTCAGGGTTGGATTGCGCCATTTGCAGCATTTGCTGCGCCATCATCACCCGTTGACTCATCGAGAAGATGTTCGGATCCGATACTGGAATAATATCCACACGGTCATCAAAATCGGCCTGTTTAATGTTCTGGTCGCCGTTTTTGGTCATGTACGGGTAGGACGGCGGTAGGAATTGGGCGAAAATTCTCGCCAATAAATTAAATTCTATCTTTTGTGCGTAATGCAGGCGCTTGTGAATCGACGACATCACCTTGGTGCCGCGCTCCAACAGAGCAATTGTCGTGCCCACCGGCATTTCCTGATTGGAATCGCCCACTTGAATATCGGCAATGGAGGCAAACCGCTTGCCCGCATCGACCATTAAGCCCATCAAAGCCAGTAGAGTTTGTGAGGGTTCCTTAAACGGCAGTGGTACAAACGAGTCGCGAAGACTGCCCCCTGGGGCATCCATGTCGCGAAACTCACCCGGTTGTAAGGGCTGATCGTCGTTCCGGATGCGAATACCTCGCGCTTTAAATCCAGCCGGCAAGTTGGCGAGCGTGCCCGCGTCGATCAGCTGACGCAAAATCGAGGTGGACGCTCTGGAGAGTCCGCCAATCATGTGCGTTAGGCCAAAACCATAAAAACCAAGTCCGGGGAGGAACTTGTAATGGACAAAATACTGAATCTTCTTCCTGTCCGGATCCATTTCGTTCCAGTTGCGACGAATGGAAAGCACCACGTTGTTGCGTTTAGACAACGTAATGATGTAGGGCAATTTTATGCCGGTGGGTTCGCCCTCTGCATCGACGTCCTCAAAGCCTGGCAAATCCAGGTCGGTGTGAATCTCGTATAAATCGCAATCGGTTTCCGAGTCGTAAGACGGGGAAACGCCTTGGAGCTTGTCGATTTCTTCCTGAATGTCCTCGCTGTCGTACTGGACCCCCATCGATTGCAGAGGCACGTCACGATAGAACCCGTTTTTTTGCAACTTGACGACATCGTTCATCGGCATCGAGACGATGTTGGTGATCCGTACGGCAGTTTGCAAATCACTGGTGTCGTAAGGCACGACCAAATTCTCGGACGGAATAAATCTTGAGACTGCCCGGCCTAGGTTCTGGTCGTAATACACCTTACGAAACGCAGACCCGGACAACGGTAGATAAAATAGCAGCATATCTGTTTCCGGGTCGTATTCTTCCATGACGTGCATGATTTGATAATTCATGTATTCCTTGACTCGCCCGGCTTGCGCCTCGGAGTCCGGAGTGATGGCGCCAACGATTTGGGTCTTTACCGGCCCTTGAGCGGGCAGTATTTCTCCATAGGCTTGTGCCTGGAATTGTGTGACGGATTCGGCAAGTAGGGGATGGGTTATGCCGGATGCGCCTTCAAATGGTTGACTTCGCTCTTCGTAACGCATGCCGAGAAATTCCAAGCCATCGCGATATTGTTTCTCCCATTCAGAACGAGAGTTAATATCGGCTTCGACATCGGCAACGCATCGGTTAAATATACCTTGTAGGTCGGAATCGTCCAGTTCTTCAGCCAGGTTAGCGCCAAACTCCACTTGTTCGGGCAGCATTTCGCCCGCCCCAACAAGTAAGTTTCCATTTTCCAAGGGCATCATGGGGACGTCTTCTCCATTCAACTCGGCGAGTGTGGGATCCTCTAGTTCAATTGTCTTGGAGTCATCGAGAACATCCAATGGCTCTTCTTGAGCCGGATATATTCGTTTATCGACGTCCGCCATAATTTCGCCCTTGTGCTAATTTGAATAAAAGTCCGCTCATCCAATTACGATATTGGGTCATCGGACTCATTACTGTGTTGTTCATTCTATACTTGAATTTAATAATTTTCATTAAATCCTTTGTTGCGTTGTAAATGTCTTTCATTATTAATTAAGTTTTGATGGATCTAAGGAAGGAAACATTTCTTCCATTCCTTTTGCAACTTTTTTAGCAACTTCATCTAATTCTTTTTGTTCCATTAACATTGGAGATCTTCCTTCTAAATATTTATCATGTAAATGTTCCCAATATTTAAATTTCAAATCTAGCGATGGGTCTTCTTTCAAGGCTTTTTCCATGTCCTTTTTAAATTTTTCTTCAGCTATTTCACCAGGAGTTTTTTTACTTTTAAGTTGTTTAGATTTTTTAATCGACCCAAGCAAAGAAGGTACAAAAGGAAGTAGGCCGACACCACTCATTGCGTAATTACCTATTGATCGCATTTCAGGGTTCTCGTTATACATTTGCACATCACCAGCAAGACCAATCGCATCTGTAAATGGAAACCCAATAGGCGACATACCCACTTTCTGAGCTGGATTCATAGAATTTAAAAGGGAAAGTATTCCGTCTTTTATTTCTTGTTCTTTTTTTGCTCTTTCCAAAGCGCTTTTAATTCTTCTTTCTAATCTTTGTTCTTTAGTTTCTGGCATCAATAATAAATGTGCTGTTGCGGCACAAACTCCTCATCTTCCTCATCCGAGTATAGCCGAACAAAGTTTCCTTGTCTAAATCTCAGTATCGCTTGCGTCATCGAATCCACATAATCGTCATGCTCGCCAAACGGAAAGGCAGCGCATTCCTCAATCACCTCTTCGGCAAATTTCTTCTGTGGCGCCCAGACCATACCCGATTCAAACACCGGACTGACCGCGTGCACCCTAGTGACTTTATCATTGCCCCTCGACGGGCGGTAGTTGACCACCGGTATCCCCATATTGCGTAGTTCGTGGGTCAACGGCGTCCCTGACGCCTGGGACTCAACTAGCACCATTTCCGGCTCCCAATACTTATACTCCTCATTAGCCACAGCTTTCAGCTCGGGAAAATCCCAGCGTCCACGCTTGGCATCGAGCAGTATAATCGCATCGCCGCTGTCCTCACTCGGCCTGAATATGCCCCAAGTGGTAATCGCCGAGAAATCTGCGGTTTCCGACTTACTAAATGCGGTATCGTAACTCTGAATAATATACTCCACGGGCGGAATCTTCTCCTTTTCCCAAGGCTGCCACCAATCCCGCTTGATAATCGCCCCTTCTTCCGAGGTGGGGTTCTGCATGTACTGGGCGTTCCACTTGGTCACCGGCAGTGAGGCTTTCACCGCTTCGAGTTCCTCCAATTTCCAATACTCCGGCCACAACGGATTGCCCGAATCCTCAAAAATAGCCGGCAATTCAACAATATCCCACTGATCCGCGTGCGCCTCGGTCTGTCTCTTTAGCAATTGTGCCGTTAAATCAATGGTCGACCAGCGCGTCATCACAATTACAATCGAACCGCCCGGCTGTAACCGCTGGCGAGGACCGGAAGTGTACCATTCATAGGCTGAATCCAGTGCCGTGGGACTGAGTGCATCTTGTTCGGAGTGCGGATCGTCAATGATGAGCAAATCGGCGCCACGACCGGTAATGGCTCCGCCGACACCGGCCGCGAAATACTCGCCGCCCCTGTTGGTTTCCCAACGCCCTGCTGACTTGGAGTCGGCACTGAGGGTCACTTTGGGAAAAATGGCCTTGTACTCCTCGGAATCCATAAGATTCCTCACTTTACGCCCGAAACGAACGGATAATTCGGACGTATGGGTGGTTTGCATGATCTTCATGTTGGGTTTGAGTCCCATCACCCAGGAGGGGAAGTACACGGAAGCAAATTCGGACTTGGTGTGACGCGGGGGCATGTTGATAATGAGTCTCTTGATCTCGCCCTTGGCGATTTGCGTGAGCTTATCGGCAAAGATCTTGTGGTGGTTGCCTTCAATAAACTCCGGCCAGATGTAATGAATGTAGTCCAGAAAGGAATCCTGAACTTCTTCCTGTTTGTCGAGGTTCTCAAGCCGCTCTTGCAGCAAAAGGATCTCTCGCATGGAATCGACCGGTATATGTCCCAATTTCGGCATAGGAGTCACTATAAGTTCATTTTCTTTTTTGAGCAAATTATTTATGTGAAACGTTATTATATATATCAAAGACAAGGAGTCCCAAATAATATAAGGGGGGGCGCACCCCTCAAGCAAAAAAATCTCAGATTTTCGACCCCAAATGGAAAAGAATCCTAGCGCACAAGCACAGCTGAACTTTTGCGCATATCGTAGACAAAAAGTAGAGCATACAAGACATAGACCCCAGTATTTATAGGGGTTTCAGAGCATTGCCTAAAAAAAGTTTACACTTAAAGTGTGATTTATGGTAATGTTGAATAACATTTCAACATTAACTACAAATAAAGGAGGATTGTGAAATGAAAAAACTTATAACTAAAACTAGCATCGATACCTCGGTATCTATTGCCAATGAGTTGGAAGTACTCAAGCAACACCCAAAGGTACAAGAGTATCTTCTACTACAGAAGAAGCAAAGCACCTTTGGATCGTTGGTCAGAACCATGCTAAAGGACTTTGTGCATGTTCAAGGCATCAAACAACCTAGAGCAATTGTCAGACCCATTGAAGATTGGTCAGACAATGCACAGTTTGTGATGAGTAAAACTGATGACAACAACAAATTCATTCTCAATGGCTTAAAACCAAAGAGTGTTGTTGGTGTTACAGTTGTTCCAACAAGACCAATGGATGCCAACTTCAGAGTGATGAGATCTTATCCAAAGGTGCAATCATGAGTAAGATGAGTGACCTACACATTGAGCAACAAGAGAGTGGCGAAAGCCACTCTCCCAACCAATGCAACCTCTGTGGAAAGATAGTCGATGAGAGAGCAATGCAAGAACAATGCGGTCTTAGTCTTTGCATTTCTTGTGACGGCAAATATTCAGATGAAGAATTGCTTGACGAAAGACTAAACCAACAAAGTCTAATAGAAACTGGTTTAGTTTCTGATTATGACAAAGGAGGACAATCATGAGCCATTGGAATATCTTAGGCATTCTCTTTGTTGTGGTGGGGGTTTTTACCCTCGCCATAAACATAAGTCTTGATGTCTTTATGGGTGATAAAATTGTATCTAGTCTATTTGCTCTTATGTCGTCAATGATGATTATTGCTGGCACAATCATGGGTTCTATTAGATCCTAGAACCCAAACCCCAAACCCTCACAGCTGTCAGCTGTGGGGGTTTTTCTTTTGGACTGGACAAGAACCCAGGGAATTCAGGCCCGTGAGCTCTAGGTTTTTTTCTTATTACTATCATAGGAAGCAGATTGCAGATGATCGCAGATACCTGGCCAGAGTCGAGACAAAAAAAAAGAGAGAGCAGATGCTCTCTCTCTTCTAGGCTTTCGCCATTGAGGGAAGCTTTACCAACCAATTCCTTTGTTGGCTTCTAGGATTTCTTTCACCAATTCTTTATGGTCATAATCCCTTTGCTCTATGAATTCGCTATCTTCAAAAAAAGACGGAAGTTCACGATCAACGATTTCCCAATCCTTAATCCAATAGACGCCATTGTCTAGCCATTCAGTATCATAATTTCTATAACAACCAACGCCCATTGAAAGAGTGCCACCCATCCAATTGCCAATGACTTGAGCCATTCGACCAATGCAATAAGTGGCATCATTGCCACGAATTCCCAAAGTCTGACTTGCTTCTAAAAAGGCTTCGACTGAATCCCTTCCACCGTTCCAATGCAAGTATATACTAGGGGCAAATTCTTTCTCTTGTTTATCTTCCTTAAAAGATATCATTGCTCTATTTCCCATAATTTTTCTCCAAATAATTAATTAATTTACTCCTTAATTATATCAAAATTAGTCTACTTTGTGTCTATTATTTTGGTATAATAAAGATTCATTTTAATTAATTTGGAGACAAAAAAGTGAACAAAGAAAACTTAATAGAGGGAATATTATCTCTCGAAACACATGAAGATATTGACGATATCATAGGCGCAATTAACAGTGCTAGAAAGGCTGTTAATGCTAAAGAGATTGCTTTGAAAAAACATCTTTTTCGCAAAGGGCAAGAAGTCAATGTTGTGGAAAAAACCAAAACAACCAAAGGCACAATCTTGAAAGTGAATAAAACAAGATGTGAAGTTGATATGAATGGAATGACTTATGCAGTGCCTATGTCAATGTTAGAGGTGGTGTCATGAAAACAAAAAATTGGGAAAAAGAAATATCTAAATTCTTAGTTGGCAAGACCATTAAAAAAATAGAATACCTCTCGGAAAAAGAAGGTAAAGAAATGATGTGGAGCCAATTGCCTTTGGTAATTATTTTCACAGACGGTTCTTGGATTTTTCCAATGCGAGATGATGAGGGAAACGACGGCGGTGCTTTAGCCACTTCTTCTGAAGAGTTGCCAACCATTCCAGTAATGTGGGGGAATTGATATGCCTAATCATTGCTACAATAGAATCGAAATTAGTGGAGAGGAAGCGAGTAAAATCGCTTCTTCCATTAAATCGGAAGAAACACCTTTTGACTTTGGAAAGATATTTCCAGAACCCAACTATGATGAGGTCGAAGTATTGCCAACATTTCCAAACATAAACATGCCTGACGATCCAGTAGAAAAGAAAAACTCATGGTGGGATTGGAGAGTTCAAAATTGGGGGACGAAATGGAACAGTTACGATTGCGATATTGATGAAAGTGAAGAATATGTTAAATACACTTTCTACACCGCATGGAGTCCACCAGAGGGGGTCATTGAAAAACTAAGGGAACAATATCCCAAAGTTCACATCACTGCTTTCTTTGATGAACCGAACATGGAGATAGGAGGATATTACTAGACTGGATCACTCCAAAGGGAAGGGGGGCGAAAGCTCCCCTTTTTTTATGGCCCTATTCCTGGGGGATTACTATCATAGAGAGCAGATTGCAGATTCCTGGGGGCTGCAGATTCCCCGGTGATTACTATCATGGGGGGCAGACAGAACCGGGCGCGGCCGGGCGATTCTGCCGGGCTTTTGCCAGGATTTCCCTGGGGGAATTTAGTTGACACTTTTAGTAGAATTTTTGATATAATTGTAGGTACATTTAAACTATTTGGAGATAAAAAAATGAATCAATTTAAATTAATAGGGCATTGCCCCGTAGATAGTGGCCAAATTATGATCACCGATCCTTGTTATCTAGACGAATGGATTGCTAACGAATATGGAGATGAAGTTAACTTTCATGAATTTTCATATAATACCGCTTGTCATTTAACGAGTAAAATTGATTTTTCAGAATTGCCAGAATTACAGTGGCGCAATGGTGGTTTAGCCGTAGTAAGTAGCACAGGATACGGTGACGGCCATTATCCCGTTTGGGCAAAAATTTGCCCCGAAACAAAAAGAGTCATGGAGCTTAAAATAATTTTTATGGAGGAGGAATAAATGGATTTTACAATAGATATAAGCACTTATCCAACAGGTCAATATCATTATGAAATAAACATAACTGAAAATTATGAGGGCGATAAGTGGCACGTTGTTGTTTATGAAAAAGATACTCTACTTGGGTTCAAATATGAGTTACCTTATGAGCATTATGAAACAGTAGGTCTAAACAATGAAAAAGAAATTTTTGATTATCTTAGAAAGTTAAGGAAGGAGGAATAAAAATTAACCAGGAGGCCTCCGGCAACCCACATTAATTCTTATGTGGGCAATGCCGGGGGTTTTTTTATTCTTGTCTAATTACTATCATAGGGGGCAGATTGCAGATTTTAGCCGGGCGCAGACAAAACCGGGCGCCCCTGGTGCGCTCTAAAACGTTTTCAAAGGCCACGCAATAGGCCAGGTACCCGGAAAACAGCTGCTTTTGTTGTTTACTTTGTGTGTAAAACCGTAGTATAATAACCTTACATTTTAATTATTTGGAGATAAAAAAAATGATATTTATATTAGAAACTTCAGACGAAGTAAGGCACACAATAAAAGTCAAAGATTTAAAACAACTATGTATAGAAATACATTATTGCTTTTTAAATCCAGACCAACTCAACTATGAGCCAGAGGAGTTAATAGCCCTGGAAAGCCTGGACGATTTTCTCGACCGGTGCAGCGTTGACCTAGAATTTAAACAGGGGGTAAATAAAAATGACTACATATAAAATAATTAGATTTTACAGAGACGACAACCACCCAGACAACCACAAGATAATTAAAACTGGGCTTACTGAAGAGGAAGCACAAGAGCATTGCCAAAGAGAAGACACGCAAGAAAAAGGTGTTTGGTTTGACGGATATACAGAGGAGTAAATAAAAAATGGAATTATTTAACCACAGCCCAAAACAAGCCTTTAATGGTTTGTTTAACTTTTCTTTCTTAGAGAAAAGGCCAGAACCACCAAAAGAAACAACCCAAAAAATGTTAGAGGACCAATGCCGGAGCATTGCTAATAGCATAACCAACGGGTTAAAAGACTGCGACCCGGACGAGTTTAACCGGTGGCATGAGGAAGGCCAACCGGAGGACTTCACGCCTAGCGGTTATGACTACCTGGATGATATGCTAGACATTAATTACATCATCACAAGAGACGGAGAATACCGAGGCGCAGAAATCCTGGTTGGATTTGGCGGCCCTAATATCTACGTTGAAACCAGGGATTGCACCGTCAGAGGTTACTGGGGTGGCGATAAAGCACAATGGCATTATGTCGATAATATTGGACTGGATGACGCCTGTGAAGAGCTTTATCAATGCAGCCGGTAGTTTTCACAAGAACCGATCTGGGCAGCTCAGCTGTGAGCTGTCCAGGTTTTTTTATGGCCAGGCGTTTTTACCCGTTCCCCAGGGTTCAGCTCAACGCCTGGCCTAGAACCCGGAGATTTTTTTCCGGGGGGTACTATCATAGAGGGAGGGCGCAGATTGTATAAGCCGCAGATTTCTGCTAGTCTACAAGCTCTCCCAAAGGATGATTCGATAATTTATCCTAAGAAAGCAGCGCCTGGGGATTTCCTATTCTCCAAAGTAGTTAAAATGACTCCAGGCGTTCGCAGATTTCCAAAGAACCCAAACGATCGCAGATTATTTCAACGGGCGCAGATGTCGCTTCCAGTTCACAGCTGATCTCTCCCCTTTTTTCATTTCAAAAGAGCATCAAGAGGATGCGAAGGGGGGTTTCCGATTAAACTATTGTATAAAACCTAGTTACAGTTTTTTTTCTTAACTTCAATATACCCCTTGATATATATAGCCTTTCTATGCAATAATATACATACAGTAGAAAAACTACTGTTTATTTTATAACTACTAGGGAGAAAAATAATGAACGAGAACAATAATTTACCAGAGAATCAAAATTCTGGCGTTGACTTCGTAAAGTCGAAAATGACTTTGGAACAGGCAAAAAGTTTCATTAATCAACTAGGAAAGCAAAACCTCATTTATCATTTTGACGAAGATGCTGTTGAATGCCTTATGGGCAGCATAACACTTGAAAGAGCAAAAGAAATCCAAAAAACAGTAAATGAGATCTACGAAGCTGATCTTGATTGGGGTGAACACGATTGCCCAATTGGATATTGTTTATATGTTCTAGAAAAAAATGGGGTTCTCAAAAACAATACCCATGAAAAACCAAAAACTGTGATTCCTTCAGAAACATGGGTTGAACTCTATGCAACTTTATCCAATTACATTCTTGAATACAGCTCTCTTGATCCAATATGGATCGTTGATGAAAATGGAACCGAAGTGAGAACGGAAGAGAAGCAAGATGAATTTATAGACATTGCTAATGAGGTTGAAGACATAATGCATAAAATCGGATTAAGAAAAGGAGGTGTCTGATGAAAACTTATAAAATCACTAAAGTATCATCACTACATGACATAGAGGTTCAAGCCAATGACGATAAAGAAATTATGGAACTTTATTTCGAAGGGGTGGTTGACGAAATTTTATCTACAAAAAACGATCATGTCAGCTACAAAATTGAAGATGAACATGGAAACTTAATTCACGAACACATTTTTACTTAAAGGAGAAGAATGATGATTGAAATAATTGATTTACAAGGTGATGACTGGACAGGTTGGACATTCAAAAGTAAAAAAGACTTAAAGAATTTTTTACAAGAACAGTCAGCTCAATCAAATAACTTTGATACGGAAGAAGAATATCTAAAAGAAAATGCTCATGTAAGTTTAGATGAATATTGTGAAATATATCAAATTGAATATAAGGAGGTCAATCATGATTAAAGCAGATGCAGCACAATGGCTAGGAAACAGAGGTCATATGATCGATACAAGCGATATTATAAAATGTAAGGAAATAGGCAGTTATTTTTTCGTGATAACAAAAGAATATCCTGAAGAAGTTGAGTTATATGATTTAAACGATATGTATGCTGAGTGTATTGATTGCTTTCCAGTAAAGTCTTTCAAGTGGAACAAGGACTTCATGCGTAAATGTATAACTGGAGAGATCTGATGAATGACTTTCTAATTCCAGGCCTAGTTTTTGGCATGGTAGACAATGGGGTTCTCATTCTGGGTGCGTACACAGGATTGGAGATAGATCGATTCTTTAAAGGCAATGGACAGGTGGGTGCAATTTTGGGCGCGGGTGTGGGAAACACCATATCAGACGGTCTGGGCGCAGTTATTGATCCCACCATGAACCACATGATTATTGGAATTATACTGGGGTGTTTGATACCGTTAATACTCATCCCCATAATTGAAACGAGGAAAAACAATGGCAAATAAAGAAACCTACAGCACCAGAAAAGCATGGGGTTTAGATAAAAATCCCCAGGTAATCAAAAACGACAGCCACGAATACTGGCGGCAAATGGCAGAATATTTCAGACGAAAGAACCGTAAAAACGAGAGAAAGGTCGAACGATTAATGAGAATTATCGACATTCTCAAGAAAAGACTTGCAGATTAAAGATGAGTGTTGCTGCAAAAAACCAATGGGAAAGCATTATCAACGATCAAGATTCAGATGTCTCTCTTTTAAGAAGATACGAACGCGCCAAACAAAACGAAAACCCGGACTTTAACCTGGTCAATGCCATAGAGAATGAGCTAGAAAGTAGAGGGTGGCGACTGGATAACAACAAAGAATGGCATTGGAAATGAATTTTGAAGAAGCACATCAGCTGTATAAGAAAAAGATCGCAGATAAGAACTCGACCGCAGATGAGGAAAAATCCTATCGTATTACCCCGGATGAAGAATCTTCATTCTGGACCTTAAAAGACATTCACGACAACAGCTTGGCGATTGTTCATGCAACAGGCCAGGTTGTTTTAACTAAAAAAACGGGAGAAAACAATGAGTGAAACAAGCGAAATAGATGCCGTCATAGACAAAGAAGGCAAACTAAAGTGGGTTATCAAACCAAAAAAAGTCGAAGAGGACTACGATTCCGTTCTTGAACCCGCAGATTATCTTCTCCAGGAAGATAGCACCCAATGGTTCTTGCACAACGATTTGGCCATTAACATCAAAACGAGCGCAGATTCAGTTATAATAAGTGTATACAACGACAGAGGAAAAGCACTAGGAGACGTTCTATTACACGAAGTTCTTGATGCCAACAAATCGTATGACACAAAGAAATAACGACCGCAAAATCGCCGAGCTAATAACCGACTACTTTCTGGATCAGCTCCAGAAAGACGCTTCAATCGAAGTCGATTGCAAGATCCACGGCAAATTCAAACACACTCCCATCGATGCTATCCCGGAGGGAGAGTGTCCGGATTGCTACTTCCACGATGAATACCTCAAGGAAATCTCCTCAGAACGCGCAGACTGGATCGATAAGTCCAAACTTCACTAATCAAAAAGACTGGTCTGGTCAAAGTTTTTAGAAGATCCGCCAACATAACGCACCGAAACATTGTATTCCTCCCAGGGAATAAACTGATAATGCCGCATAATCACCCATCTTTGAAACTTCTTCAGCTCTCTATCTTTGTTGTTATAAACCATGGGATATGGCAAACAACCCAAGTCAGTTAACACTTTGAACCGATGAAAAATATCATCCCAAGTCTCGTTCTTCTTAAAGCCAATGAGCATATACACCATTAAGTGATTCATAGGTATCCCGTTCTTTGCCAATTTCTCAGCGCCCTTTAAAAAAACCTTCTCATCTCCCAAATTATCCCAAGCTGTATACAACCGCCTGGCTTTAAACTTCGGATCATAATACTTAATCTCTGGCAATGTCTCAGCAGCTTGGTCATCAATCAATCTGATATTAATCCCTTGGTTAAAACTCACCTTGTATCCGCCGTCAATGATTTGTTGAGACTTTTCTTTCCAATCGGGCTGGCCAAAAAAATCATTGTCCAACAACAATAAGTTTTTCGGATAAGGTTCACCACGATATATCTCATCAATCCAATTGCTATGCACATTCTTCCCTTCCTTCTTGCTCACCACACAAAACTTACATTTCAAGCGACAACCTCTCTGAGAAAAGCCAAGACTATGCTCAAAGTCTGGGTAAATATCATAATCGTACTTCTCATACACCGCCTTATTAATCAACTTCTCAACGGTTATGCCGTTATCAAACCCAGTACCGCCCACAATTGCGCCGGGGAAATTAGCCAAGAAAAGTGCTTGTTTCTTCTCGCTAAAGGTAAAAATAGACGAGCCATACACCCGGTCATACTCTGGTTCAAACATATTTCTTCTTGAGCTCTTGGTAAAATACACCTCATCGCCTCTTTCCTTATGCCAATGCGACAACTTCATCAATGCCAGGTTGGGTATTTTCCCGTCCAGGTGTGTCAATCTAATCTTCATCTTCCAATACTTCAATCGCCTCTGGCTTTGGAGTCACATCTTTCACCACCTTCGCCAACTTATTCTGCTTCATCAGGTTCGCTAACCTGGCCTCCACCTGCTCCCGATCCATCTGATCGATCTTCCCGTACTTAACCTCTTTCCTATCCACCATCAATCCGCCCAACTTCGCTCTGCCCAACTCAGCAGCAACGGCAGCTCCAAACACACCCTCGTTCATTGCTGCATCCCTGATCTTCTTCAAATCCTCTGCCACCTTCTCAAAGGTAATCTCATACCTCTGTCTTTGTCTGGCCTGCAATTCATCAATCTTATTCTGCACATGCTCATATTGTGGATCATTCAATAACCGGTGCGCGATAATATCCGGGTTCTTGTACCCGGCTCGATGTGCACATTCTCCCTGACCCAAATCTTCAAACACATACATATCAATAAACGCTCGTTGCTTCTTTGTAATCTTCTTTTCCATTATACTTTTTGTATCTCCTTCTTTTTTTCAACGCTGTCCAAGGCAGAGCGGTAGAGGGGAGGTTGTGTTAGACAACTCTTTCCTCTCTCCTTTAGGAGAGCGTACCACCGTACCGCCGTACCATCTATATTCCATGGGGGTTTCAGAGGTGGCAGTACGGTGGTATGGCATAGTACAATCATACCCCCGTACCATGTATACTTTCCTTATTATATAGGGGTTTCAGAGGGACATGGTACGAGTCACGCAAAGTAGCCATACCATGTGTTTTGACCCATTTTGACCCTATTTTAACCACCCGATTCTTCCTCATTTTCACTACGCTTAGTAGA